GATATGATGTCATAATCTCTAAAAACAACTTTATCATCTTCTATTAGAGTTTTTAAATTAGAACATCCAACTTTCTTAACTGTCTTGGACATTTTCACTCCAAGTTGTGTTTTTGTTCCAGAAAATCCTTGACCTACAATTTGACCTGCTCTACCTCTCATAGCACACATAAGAATATTTTCATATTCAAGATCAAAATGAATAATACTTGCTACTTGGTCTCCAATATCATTAACCTCAACTAAAATAAATGCATTATTATATGACTTAGCTATTTGATATATGACATTTGGAAATATCATAGGTTTTATTTCATTATTTTTATACTTACCTACTATCTTATGGGGGTATTCTGTTATATCTACAAGAACAAATGCAGAATAATCTATTCCTACTCCACGAGCAACGTCTACTGTAAGAATATAATCATGTTTGTCTATAGGTTCTTCATATATATCCAATCCTTTATTACTTTTAATAGGATCATCATATGTCATCGTTCTCAACTTAGATGGTGAGATAAGAGTATCAACAGAACCTAAGAACTCACATTCAAACTCAACACGGAACTGTTGTTCTGATGTGTTAGCAATAGTTTGTTCTTTCCATACAGAATCTCGGCCTGGAACTTCTGACCAATGAACCTCTGTTGCAACATATTCATTCTTCTTTCTCTCAGCATCATGCCAATACCTATAAAAATGATTCATCCCGTGAGGGGTTGAAACCATTATGACTTTCGTTGATTTACCAGAAGTAATAGTAGGATAAACAGATGCAAAGAACGAGTCTGCAATATGGTTCGGAACGAAGGCGAATTCGTCGAGGAAGAGGATATTGAACGACATGCCTCGGACAGCACTTGCAGACGTAGAAGCTGCCAATATCTTACTCCCATTTTCTAACTCCAACGATCCTTTGTTCCATGAGATTATACCCTGTTGCATCCATTTAGGTAAATTCTCATACGCAGTTTGTAACCTACCTAAAAGTTCTCTAGCAGTTGCAGCCTTGTTTGCAAGAATACCAATATTTGTACTATCATTAAAAACTGCATAATGTAAAAGATATGCAACCACAGTAGTAGACTTACCAGTCTGTCGAGGCATCTTACAAATATTAAATCTATGATTATGAAAATTATTAATTAACTTTTCTTGAAAATCATATGGTTCAAACTGAGTTAAACCTTCATCCAAAGAGACAATCTTAATATAATTTCTTGCAAAATAAATCGGATCATCCTTACATTTAATAAATTCCTCAATATGTTCTTGAGTAAATTCTTGTTTAACGTTGGCCTTTTTTAATAAAGGATTACCAAGATAAATGGTATCAGTAGACATAATATAAACTCCGTTTTAATCTATTTCGTCTTTATTAGTTAATTGTGAAAAAATACCTTTACTATCTTTTTTCTCTGGTGGTTTAGATTTCTCTTTTTTTGTTACTACTCCATTCATTTTAACTATAGGTTTTGCAGCATCAACTCCACATTTAATATGTGGTGCTAATTCTTCTTTTGCTAACTTAGTAGCAGTAGCATACATTACACTTTCAGCATCATCTCCATATCTAGCTCTAAAACCCTTAAAGCTTTTCTTCATTCCTTTTACTACTCGTTCTTTTTCCTTTTCTTCACCCTTTGTTAATTTTCTCTCACTAATACCTTTCATAGGTTCTGGTTTAATAATATCAATAAACTCAACATATCCAAACTGACCTTCTACTCTAACAGTATCTTCTCCATACAACTTTGGTCCACCTGCTTTCTTTTCTGCAGCAGCCTTCTCATTGGGATTTTGATTACCTTTTGCAAGATTACGAATCTTTGCTTTCTTTTGTGCAGTTTTATGTGCTTTAGGATCGATCTCAAAACTTTCTTTCTTAATCCTTTTTTTAGCTGATCTCTGTCTCATCATATCTTTAAAATCAACATCAACTTGTCTTGCTCTAGCACTATCCCAATCTTTAGGATCATCACTCGTACTAAGTACAGCTGCTTTATTTAATTTTTTAGCATCCTTTGTACTTAATGCTTCTTCTACTTTTTTCAAAGTAAACTCTTCACAACTAGTTTTTTTCTTTTTCTTTTGTTGTAAAGCTGGTTTCATATAATCTGACTGTTGAACCAGATCTTTTGCACCTGGTTGTTTTTCTTCTGGAACCATCAAAGTAGGATTGGTTGGATCAAATTCTCTTGGTTGAAAATATCTAACAACAGCACCTGGATATATTTTATTAACTTCTTTCTCCACTTCTAATCTTGTTGGTTTACTTAACTTAGAAATAAACAACTGAATATTATAAGTTCTACCTCTAAAATAAAGCATGACAGCATAAGTCATACCATTCTTAACAAGACGTTTGAAGTTTTCGCTTACTCCTCCACCACCATTTCCGCCACCATTACCGTGACCGCCATTACCATTACTGCCACCATTGCCATTACCATTTCCATTCCCGTTATGGGACCCATTACCGTTGCCATCTCCACTCCTATCTGGATATAGATATCCTCTAGCACCTATATGGTAACCTGTAGGAATCTTTTTACATTTTTCATCATCAAAACACCAATATTTCCCAGGAGGACACTTCTTAGCTTTCATTAGACACAAATATGATATTAATATTTATACTTTAGTCAGAGTTGTTACTAATTTAAAAGTAGTAGAATCCCCTGAAGTTGGAGTTGCAAGTAATCTCACATTACCAGAATTAATATCAGTGTCAAAAGACGCTAATGAATTACCAGTTTTTATAACTGCATATTCTGTTCCATAGGAATTACTCCCATCATGAATAACCAATACTTCTGATGTTTGATAAGAACTACCTCTTACAACTTGTATATTATACTTGGCAGAACGATAAGTTGCAGCGGCAAAAGTATTAATGGCAGTCTGTGATGTAGATGATGTAGTTGAAACACCACTAAGAACTGCTCCATCATTTAAAATAACACTAGCGGCTGTTACTGTTCCAACAGTAATACTTGGATATCCCGTCAATCCTGATGCATTGGTAGCAAGTGTAGCAGTAGCAGCATTACCTGTACATGAACCAGATGAACCAGATGTATTACCAGTCACATTACCAGTTATATTACCTACAAAAGTTGTTGCTGTAACAATACCAGTAGTAAATATATTATCTTGACTGATTGTTACTGCACTTCCAACTTTAATATCACCACCAGTTACATTTACTCCACTTTTTGCGGTTATAAGTCCGACTGAATCAATATTAGTTACATCTTCATAAGTTAAAGTTCCACCAACAGTAAGATCACCAGAAACAGTCACATTATCAGGAAGTCCAATTGTAACTGTAGTTCCACTAGCAGAAGTTTCAATTTCATTTGATGTACCAGCAATAGTAAGAGTTTCACTATCAAGATCAATATCAATTGCATTACTACCATCACTAACATCAAGATCTTGTGCAGTTACATTACTATCAACATATGCCTTGATTGATTGTTGAGTGGCCAGTGCTATTGAACTGTTGGATGCCATATTATCTTCATCAAGTATTGATGTGGCAGTAACAGAACCCATCCTGAGTTGGGCTAGTGTACTAACACCAGTAACATTAAGGTTTCTACCTGTTACCTCATCATAACTTATATCTCCAGTAACATTCAGATCACCAGCAACAGTTACATTACCAGTTGAAACAAGATTAGCAGCAGTAATAATACCACTTGTATTAATACTACTTTCTGTTCCAACACCAGAAGAAGATACTCCTTTCCATTTACCACTAGCAGAATCATATTCAAGAGTTTTACCATTAACTTTTGCAGTATCTCTATCTACATCATCTAAAAACTCAAGTCTAGTTTCACCAGAACCAGGTCCATGAGCAAGAACTTTATAAAGAATATTACGTAACTCTTTAACTTCTTTTTTAATACTATCTACATCTGGATCATTTGGTCCAATATCTTGTAACTCTTCCTTAACTTGAGTATCTTCAATAAACTTAATTGCTTTAGATATAGTATCACTTATATCCTCATCAGTTTTCTTCTTAGGATTCTTTGGTAGCGGTGAATCGTATTCACTACTATTTGGTGGATATTCCTTTAATGGAATAGAATTTATAAATCTCTCAGTTTGATCATCATCAAGTTTCTCTAAACTTTCTGGATCAAAATCTTCTGGAACACCAACAGTAACCTTTGGTTCATCGAGAATTTCTAAAACATTATCTAATTGTGCTATAAGTTTTTCTTCGTTTCTTTTCTGTTCCTTTACTTCTACTTCAGCTTTTTTAATTCCATCAAAAGTTGAAGAAACTAATGAATCTATATCAACATTAGCTTCCTTGAGTAAGTTATCAAACTCTTCTTCTTTTTCCTTTTTAGCCTGACCAAGAAGACTAAAGAATTCTGACAGTTCTGGTGATTTCATTTATCATCTTTCTTTTGTGCTTTTATTAATTTTGAAAGTTCTGCAGTAGAACCAACAAACAAAGCATTAGTCACATTGGTTGGACCTTTTGGTTGTTCATCTAGTTCCTTCATTTTTTGTTGAAGGTCAATAAGTTTATCGGTTGTATCACCAACACTCTTAATCATTTGACCAGCAACTTCATATGCTCTTGCACTATCACTTTCTTGAGCAAGTTCTAAAACACCATTAAGTGCTTCTTGACCCTTTTCAATAAGAGAGTAAAGATTTCCTCTAGTATAATCATAATCTTTCTTAGTATCATTAACCTCCGATTTTAACACAGGTTTAGGAACCTCTTCAACCTCAACTATTGAAGTTTCTATATCAAGAGCATTATCTATAGCATCAAAATTTTTCATATCAAACGTCTATTCCTTGTGATGGACTGTAAGTTTTTCCGTCAGTGAAGAAAGAAGTTGTTTCATTGAAACCAAAATCATCACCAAGTTCTATTAGAGCATCATCATCAGTACTGAGGATGTTAACAGTTGCATTGTGTTCATGCGTTGCAGCTGTAGTACCATCATATGCTCTGTAAACTGTCAAAGTAGCAGTTGCAGTATCATTAGTTCTGACCTTCATAATCTCACTATCAATGATAATTCTATCACCAGTACTAATATCAGTTGTAGCACTTAACTTAATCTTAGTCTTCTTAGTATCAGCAATACCACCATCTACAACGGTTGTTTCATCGGAATCATAATCCTTAAGTGCCTTAGGAGTAGCAGTATATCTCTGAACTCTCTTGGCTCTCTTACGATCAGTATCAGCATAGTAATCGACATCGACCTTCTTGATAAGACCTTCTGATGTATCTGCAATAGCGCCGAATAGATGTGTCTTAGCAGTAAATCTTAAAGTATGAATAATTATTCTTCTACTTTCAAAACCACCTTGGTAGTCATCAGACATATCAATTCCTTCTAAAACAATTGGTACATCTTTCTTTTCACCAATGGAATCAACAAGGTTAATTGTTATGTTGAATGATGGTTGAAAATATGGAAGTATTTGTTCAATAATTTGAAGACCATCATCACTTAATTTTGATAATATACTTAATTCAAATCCAACATTATAAGGAACAGGCATATAAACCTTTCTTGCTTTTGTATTATTCTTTGCAGTAAATGTTTGAGTTATACCTGTCTTTCTTGTTGGGTCATAAGTAAGACCAGTCATTTCAAATGATAATCTAGGTACAGTTATTGCCGTCTGTCTATCTAAATCTGCCTGTTGTTGAATTCTTGCCAAGAACTTCTGCATAGGTCCATATGCAAGAGGTACTTTAAGAACACTAAAATTATTTCCAGCACCATCCTGATGACGAATGTTAATGTTATTGAAGAGAGTACCAAAACCTATAACAGTTTTTCTCAGTATCTCGTGATAAAAATACGTACCTAACATATCAAAACTTTCTAACTATTTAGAATGTACCGAATGGATTCCTTTCTGTGAAGTCTAATAAATCATCAGCCTCCGTCTCAAAAGTCTCATTATCAGCATATTGATCAGCAACATACTCACTATTTGTAAAGTCGGTTGGTTGATTATAACTAATAGATTGAATAATATATTCTGCTCCAGAAGTTTCTCCAGTTACTTTTTCTCCAACCTGTAATGCCATTGAAGTAAGCATGGAAACATCAAGTGTTCTAGAATCTGAATCCCAAACTTTAACCATAGCAGTTCCTCCAGAAGAAGCAAATCGAATTGGTTCATTGAAGATATAATCACCATCACCTATTGAAGTTGCAGCACCAATAGTAATGGTTGGTGTTGATGTATACCCAGTACCAGCATTTGATAGACGAATATATCTAACAGTACCACCTACCATTACAGCTTCAGCAGTAGCAGTAACAGCAGTACCAGAGACGCCTCCAGTAAATGTTATTGATGGAGTTGTAGTATAACCAGAACCACCACTAGTAATAGTAACGATACCTACTGAACCTAAAGTCGTTATGCCAGCAGTTGCTATACCACTGCCAGGCACTGTTACAGTGGGTATACCAGTATATTGGTTACCTGGGTTAATTAGAAGTATCCTATCAATAGATTTACCCGTTGCAATACCACTCCTTTCTGTCATTATAGCGACAGCAGTTGCATTAGTTCCTGGGGATGTACTAATTGATATTGTTGGAGCGGCAGCATATCCATATCCATCATCTTGAACGAATATCTTATTAACTGCATTATAAACAACTGTTGTATTAGCAGTAGCAGTAGCTCCTACTCCAGCAAGAACCAATCTAGCCATATAACCATCTGTTTGGACAGTCTTATCAATAGCAGCTACATCAGTATCAATAACTTCATCTTCATATTCAAAGAGTTCACATTGAAGTTCATAAACATAATTCTTTTTAAGTTGATAAAAAGGTTTTTCATGTTCAACAAACTTAATTTCAAATAACCTTTTACCCAATGGGAAAAATATTAAATCACCTTCTTTCGGTCTATTAGAAAGAGTATACTCTCCATCTTCCTTTAAAAAAGGAGAAATAGCTTGTTCAAATCTTTCTCTTGAAATAACAAAAGTTGCTTCATCAGTAGAACGAACACCAAACTTGGTTAATATATCACTATTTCCAGCATAACCATCAACATTAACCATATAAGCTTCAAGAGGAAAAGCTTCATCGAACCTTGATTCGATAACTTCCTTCATTATTGTTCTTGAAGTTACTAATTTTCTAGGAATATAATGACACTCAATGCCATACATCCGCAACTGTTCATTAACAAGGTCTTGAACTAAACCTTGTTCTGATGTAGACCCTTGTAGAAAAAATGGATTTAATGCCATAATTATCCAATCACATCGAGAGGTGGCATCTCATATTGAAGAGGCATTCTTTCTTCTAGATAAGCTAATTCTTTAACACCATCTTCATATATTTCTCTACCATTTAATTGAACACCACCTGGAAGTTGAACACCTTGAAACTTCATTAAATTTTGACCCCATTGTTTCTTACTAGTAGCTGTAAGATATTTCTTAATAAATGGATCATTCCAAACTCTAGGGAAATCTTCTGGATCTAATATTCTGAAACAATCAATAATAAAATAATCTCCAGAAGTAAGTGATGCCCAATCAGCATCAATATAGAGTCTATCTTGTCTTATATTAAACCTATATCTCATATCTGGATTCAATAAGAAAGTAATATCTTCCAGATAAGTTTGAACCATTGAATATTGTAAAAGATCAATAGAACCAAACTGATATAAGTCGTTTAAGAACAACTGATATTTGATATTGAAAAGTCCATCATATACAGTATCCGATCTTATTTTAAATATCTGATTAACACCAACTACTGATGGTGGCATCTGAAGGAAATTTGTATTTTCTTCAAAATTAAATGTTGTACCAGCACCAGTAGCACTTGTTGTAGTTATACCTAAACTTTCACCAGCTCCTCTCGCTCTTCCTCTACTTATATCATCATCTGTAATCTTGTACTTAAGATACATCCTTTCGATACCATCGAAATGACGTTCTTGAAATATTTGAACAGCATCATCTAACAGATCTTGAAACTGTTCTTCCGCTACGTTAATTTCAAGAACGGGATATCCTAGTTGTCTCTTGGCATAATCTATTAAGCCTTGTCTAGAACTTGGTTGCGCCATATTTACCCCTTAAGTAGTCGAAATACCAGTTTTAACAATAATGTTCCCTTCAACTATTTTAAAAAATGTAGAACCAGAACTAACATTCACATCATACAAGTATCTACCTTCTGATAAACTAGAAGTGACTGTAGAACCCATAGACAGAGTTACTTTTCCATCTGTAGTTCCAAGTGTCACACCAAAAGTATTAGCAGTTCCTATTACAGATTTCTTCATATTACTATATCCAGTATAATTTGTGAAATTTATACTAGAACCAGCAGAAGTTCTTACTGTAAATACGGCATTAAAATCTACGCCTGAATATATGGTTAGATTTGAACCATAAGGAACGGCAACGTCTGGATCAAATGTGATTACCTGTTTTGCCATTATAGTTTTTTAAGTATTTAGTTTTTGGTTTAATGACACTAATAAAGATTTAATTTCACTCATCTCATCTTTTACAGTATCAAGATCTTCTTTCATCTTTTTCAGTTCATTATTTTTTCGCGAAACAACTTGTTTCCTACTCATATATGCTTGATAATCATTAGTATTCCTATTAATAACAGCATTAGAATCCTCGTCTCTGTATAAACCAGGTCTTCCTTCAACAGGGGAGTAATTTGACATTATGCAAGTGCAATAGCTCTAAGTTCTTTAATCTTAGGTGGATGTGCAACATTAGTTCCAACCATAATAATTTTAATTTGGAACTTACTGAATGGAGGAAGTTCTCCAGTAGTAAAGACATATTCCTTAAATTCAGTAGAAACAGATGGAGTAACCTTACTATCAGGAAGTCCACTATTCTTACCCTCATTAATAATTAATCGATCTTGATCAAGATTATCATACCCTGGGAAGAATTGCCAATTTCTATTCATACTATTTTCAGTAGAACCTTCACTAATTATTTTATATGCGGCTCTGAAATCAGACTCTGATGTTCTATTTCCAGCAAATTCAAGTGTAAGAGTACTGGCTGGATTATCAAGTTTTATTAACTTAGAAACATAAGTAGCATCACAAGGATCTTGTCCAGTCATCTTAACTGATCTATCAGTAACAAAATCTGATACTGGATTATTAATTCTATTAGTAGTTAGAATCATGTTAACCCTATCCAAATCAATAGCAGGAGAATAATTCTCATTATCACTAAACAAATTCATTTCTAGAGTAAATGATTTATTTCCTGGCATTTCTTGTAACTTGTTAGTTTCATTAACACCAGAAGCAATAAGTCTTGTAGTATCAAAATGGTACATTTCATCCAATTCAATAGCTTCATAACCTTGATCGTTAAATGATGCTTCTGAACCATCAATACTTGTACCAGACACTGTTCTTACTCTAGCAGAAATATTAGTCCCTGGAGGAGTTATTGTTTGAATATTTGTTGTAAGAGTTTCAAACTCTATATTTTGTGAAGCGTGAATCCTTTCACCACCACCTATTTTAGTCTTACCAAAATACCTATTTGATAATGGACTACCATCAACCCTATTAGCTCCATCTTTACCACTCATATCAACTTTAAGATGGTAAAAATCAAATCCCTTATCATTTGGAACAGTTGGAGCTAATGTAGCTTTATCATGAATCTTATTAATCCTTCTTAAAGAAACTCCACTAAATTCATATTTTTTAATTTTATCTTGTCTGTCATGATTAACAGGAGTACTCCCATCAACTCCTCTAGTTGTTATACCAGTAATAACCTTATCACCAACTCCAGTATAAGAAATAATTTCATCATTTATTATAGCATAACCGAAGTTGGTAGTTCCAACCCCAACACCTTCAAAAGTAGCAAAGTTAGATGAATCAGATACATTGATAGAAGTTGTTTGATCCCAATCATAAGCCTGAGTTAATTCAGTTTCTGCAACATCAGATTCAACATCTTCGACCTCAATAAAGTTATTAAATGCATTCATTGCATGATTATGATGAGCAACTCTAAAGTGTAAACCATCATTAGTTGCATCTACATCAAATGAAGCAATACTAGCTCCACTTCCAACAGTCTTTCCATCCAATCCAATATCTGCAGAACCATTGTTAAAGTTAATAGTTCCTAAACCAACATTGAATTTACCTTGTATTCCATCAAGAACAACAGTGTTTGTTGATGTAATAAGACCAACAGAAATAACAGCTCCACTTCCATTTCCAAGTCCTAGTGTTCCAATACCAAGAGTATCACCTAAAGCAAAGTTTTTACCACCATTAGACAATGTAACTACACCTACTACACCATTATTAATAGTTACATTACCAATAGCACCACTTCCATCACCTGTTTTTGTAATCATAGGTACAGCGTTATATGTAAAGACACCACTAGATGGAGTATAACCAACACCAGGATTGATGACAGACAGATCATTTGAACCATTAATAGTAGCAATACCAGCAGTATTAACTAATTTTGCATATGCACTTAAATTACCTGCTTGAGTAATGGTACAACCAGGTTTACAACCAGATTGGGGAGCAAATGTACTTCCTATTCCAACAATAGCCTTTCTAGAAAGACTTTGAATTGCATTAGGTACTAATTTTGGAATCTGACTATTGGCTCTATTAAGAGTTGGATTATAGAAACGACAAACACCACGACGTGTATTAAATTTCGCCTTATACATAGTAAACTTCATATCTTCATACTGACTTGGATCCCAAGTAGTACCATTCTGAGATTTGAACAAAGAACCAAGATATGGTTGTTGACTAATAATAACTTGTTCATTATCAGCTAGATTTTTAGTAGATATATCTACCTCACCCATTCTAGATATCCAACAAGTATAATTCTCTGATGGTGTTACTAGAACAATAGCAAATTCTTGTTTGCCACTTAAGAAAACTGGAGCATCAAACTTAAAGTTTGTTGGTATTGAAGCATCCTCAGATACATTAACATCTTCGGGGTCTTTAACAACAACACTAAATGGTAGAATCTTAGAAGTTGGAAGACCAGTCTGAACTGTTCTAATCTGCATATTAATAGGTATTTCTGTATCCTTATCTCTTAAGAAAACATCTACAGAAGTTGCATAGATACCAACTTCATCATCTATTCTAACTGTTTGTGCAAGAGGGTCATACCACTGAATACCAGTAACCTTAGGCGCCTCATCTCCCGTACCCTGAATCTTAGTGGAGGTAATCATACCTTGAATAACTTGCTTTTCACTTTTATTCAAATGTTGAATCTGTGGAACTCTAATGGTCATTATGGTTTCTTGAACCGTTTGTAATTGACCAGAAGCATAGAAATTAGCTTCAGCAGAACCAGTAACTGTTCCTTCCACTGTAGAATTTGTTTCACTAGTACTAAGTCTTAATGTTTTAGTACCACACTCAAACTGTGGATTAGAAGCTGAATTTGCATCTGGAATATTAAAACAAGACTTCATATTACCCAAAGCATCAGTAATTAATCTAACATCATTAACTGTTGCTTCAGCACCACTAGTATGTCCAATAAGTTTCATTCCAACAGCAGTATTACCAGCATAATTATCACTCATATTAGCTAAACTTCTTGTGTCTATATTCAATATTTTTGAAGATGTTGAATATGAAGCAGGAACACCAGCATCATTATCATATGGATTCAAAGTAATAACTTTAGTCGGTGCATTATAAGGACCATTCCTATGATTTGATTGACAAACTCTAGCTCGGAACTCTGGTCCACCAGCACCCCTTTGTGTAACTTTTTCACCAACTTGAAATACACCCTTAGTCATTGTAATTTCAAGTAGTTTTGGTGTACAGAATTTAGTAACATTAATATTATCAAAGAAACAATAGAATCTAGTTCTAGGTTTCATCCTAGTAGTCTCGATTTCAATGTTCCTCGTTCTCATATAAGGAACCTTATCTGTACTTAATACTTTGTCACCTTGAGAAAACGTATTATCAGCATACGTAACCTTCATTTGAACGCCTTCTCTAGACTTATGCGTAGTGGTTTGAGTATCCTGCCATGTAGAAGTTTCTTCTAATTTTGCATTTTCAATAACACCTTTACCTTTACCTATCCATTTTCCATTAAGTTCTATAACTTTCGAATAATTTGCTTTATGTTGAATTCCTTTTAAATTAGCACCTTTAGGTAAATCTTTTGGATGAATATTTCCAAGATCTGTTATTGTAGTTTTAGTAACAGAACTTAAAACTTGAGTGCCAGTCCAATCAGTTTGCCAAGCACCCCACTCCATTGGACCCAAACCAGTATTGGGATCAATTTTATGTTTAGCAAGAGCCTTCTGATAAGCATCTTCATTAACTATTCTATTAGCAGCAAGTCTCTTAGTATCCATCCAAGTATCTGAATCTGGATGGATAGTCATATCACCTGCATAGTAAACAATCAAAAATGGGTTAACATTTTCAACTCTAGAAGCATAAACTTGTTTAATTAAAGGAACTTCCTCATAATCCAAAGTTAAAAGTGGACCATTCCTTCTAATATTCTCTCCATCAATATCAGTAGCAGTAGAAAGATCAACAGTTGGATCTGCAGTAACTCCAATACCAATATAAGACATAGAACCAACAGCTAAATCTATTGAAGTTGTATAATGTCCTGGTCTTAAATAACCCTCGTTTGGATCAATAGATGCAGAGAAATCTGGATGAGCAATTTGATGAGAAGCATGACTCTTGAAATTATCTACAAAAAATCCAGATTTATACCTATTAAAACCATCTGCATCAGTTATTTGCATATTAGCAGTATCAAGTTCAAGTAAAGATAATCTAGTGTAATATTCTACATTTTTTAATCTATCTTCAAGTTTTCCAATATCAGACATTGTAAAACGTCTATGTGGAGTTTTCTCCACCATAACTTCATTTACATTATCAACATAAGCTGGCATCATTATTGTAGCTACTGGAAGTGCATCTCCAATATTAGCTGGTGTACCAGGAACCTCTTGAGGAACACCTTCGGTATATAACCATTTACCCTGTTTAGATAAGAATAATCTATCTACTCTAGGCAAATAATAGTTATAACTTGCAATTATAGATTCATCTGGAACTAAAGGATCTGGAACATTATTTGTAGCAAACTCTCTTGATTTAAAATCAAAAGGTGATAAAGTAGATACACCAACATTATATGCATTTACTCTTGGTCTAATATCAATTAAATCACTATCTTTAACATCATAGTCCATATTATATGGAACCAAATGCAAACTACCAGCAGGATAACTAGAAGCACTATAAAAATCTCCATTATCATCAGCATCTATATAAAAATTCTTAAATACTACTTTTAATCTATTAGTTGGTTCTTGATAACCTTTCTTTCTTGAAATATATGAGAAATCATAATATGTAGATTTGGCATTTGTAGTTAACTCATACTGACTAGTAATATTTTTATCACCACTAGTTGTATTAGCTACAGTTGCAGTTATCCCAGATTTTTCTGTTTTTATTGTTTCGCCCAAAGAAAATCTATTGTCATTAAGGAAAACAATACCTATTGTTGTTGTGTCTGGTCTCTCTGCAAAGAGTGCAACAGCATCACTGTCTAAACCTGTTATTTTTTCTCCAATAATAAAATCACTATTATTTCCACTAGGTCCACCATAAGCAGTAAGAGTTATAGATGGAAGATCTGGATTTCCATTATCATTAGATTCATATACTCCAACCATCTCAACACAATCTGGAAGATTCAATGAAATATGATTATCTTGAACTCTAGTTCCATATGCTCTACTAAATGTTAAACCATCATTTTTAGTATTAGTTCCAATACCAGATGCTTCATCTGTTGATCTATTAACTATAAGAACATTAGCAGAATTTAATTTCTTTAACTTGCTATTTACTTTTGCTTTTAAAACAGTTGCATAGAGATTTGCTTTTCCTGATGCATGACTTAAACCTACAAATGTTACCGTCTTTTTATCAGTGGCAAAAATACATTGACTTGCTTTTAGAGGTTCAATATCTCCATCATCATATGTAATTAAATACCTTTCTTCATCAAATGGTTGGAAGAACATATCATCTCCCGCATGTGGTGAAGTAAACTGTCTATTAACAACATTTATTGAATCATATTGTTTTCTAAATTGAACAGTTGTAGTTGTTACATCTAAACTCTCAATTTTATCATTTGATAGAGGAGTTACAAGACTATTTTGGCCAAGCTCAAAAGTAGGTTTTCTTATCAAAACATCAGTAAGAGTTGTAGTTCCTTGAGGAACACCACCATCAGCAACATTAGGAACAGTTACTATACCTGCAACACTTATACTAAATCCATCATTAGCAACACCAGTAACTCTATTAAATGTTGGTAAACCTTTACCTGGAACTGTATAAGAAATAATATTATTCGTTGTTACAAGTCCAACAAAACATTTATTATCAGCAGAAATTGTGCCTGTATTACCAGCACCCCATACCAACTGCATATTTCCACGAGTAAATGGATCTCCATTATCTAAAACAAAATCTGCTTCGAAAGTAGAAACTCCAACATAACTACGTAATGATTTTACATGATTAAAACCATAATTATCTATTTTTTTAATTGTTCTACCATTATTAACACCATTGATAATAATAGCTTCATCTTTAACAAACTCACCAGTAACATCAACAAGTGTTAAATTAGTTTGATTTACTCCCATTCCTTGATCATGAACAAATCCACTTGCACCACTTATAGATCCCATAACTCTATCAGAAGCAGCAACAAATGTAATTGCTGTTCCAACTACAATCTTAGTGAATGTTTTTATATCAAATAATCTAAGTTCATATTGAGTTGACTGATTAGAATAACTAGCAGATTGTGATTTAAAATCATAAATTCTAGCAATACCAACAGTTTCACCATATGCATTAGTACCAACAGTACCACTTCTTCTTGCATTTAATAATTGAACCGTAGCTGTAGTTCCTATACCAAGAGCAGGGGAACCATAAACATTATTAACAAAAAGAGGATCTCCAGTTTCATAAGCTATAGATCTTTCTTCAACATGTCTTGTAGTTCTTGGTTTTGGAACATCAATAAATGATGTAGAAATTTTCTCTATGTCATATCCCCTAACAAATGCTTTACCAGGAGATACTTGAAGAACCATCAAATCTTTTGAAGGTGTTCCACCCTGTTGAGTTTTCTGATTAGATGTATATATTCCCTTATTTCCAATACTATCATTTAGAGATTCTTTCATATGAACCTGGAAAGGTTTAACATAATAATCTCCAGATTCATCATAAGTTCTAGCAGCAAGAGTATCTCTTATTAAATTATATTGTGTATCTTTTACAAATGTTTGTAGATCTCCACCTTCTATACGAGAAATTTCAATAAAATTCTGATCATTTAGATCATCTAAATTCTTTTTTGTTAAACTTACTTCTATCTTTAATCTATCGGCACCAGGAGCAGCATAATTTGTATATCCAGAAGCATTATCCATCAAGGATGCATCTTCATCAGCGGTTATAAAATTCTCTTTAACATCAAAACCAACCCTATATGATGGTGTATTAGAATACTGATCAAGTATTAAAGTTTGATTTAAAACCTGTACAAATTGTCCTCTGACAAAATAAACACCTTCACCGACTGACATTGCAGATCCAGTAGCAGAAGAAGAAAAAGCAAGAGTATTAGCAAATGGTTCATTTGTACCAATAACGCTTGAACCATAAACAAGATCTTCAGTAGTTAATAAACTTTCTCCATCAAAAAATGTTTCTTGTGAAAAATCTTCTGCACCAGACTTCTCATATTTTAAATATAAAGTAAGATTGTTTTTTATAGAATCTTCAGCAAGAAGAACCTGTTTAATCGAAGCAGTAACACCAGACCTATCACCAACAATTCTTAAACCTTTTAACTGATCTGCATATAGTTCTACTGGAATTCCTAAAAAAGTATCTTCTATCTGAATACATTGATAATTAGGGTCATAAGTTAAGTTACCAGGAATAACCTTTGATCCTTCCTTAAAGAAATGCGTACCAAACTGTTCAATCTGATTTTGTAAAATCGATTGTAAAGTACTTAGTTCTCTCGCTTGAACTGGGGTTCCAGGTTTAAAAAGAACTTTATAAAAGTTTTTATTTTTATCAAAATCGTCAAAATATGGATTGACGTTTAGGTTAGTTTCCTGTGGCATAGTTCTTTATCTAGAATTCCAGTACGATTTTGATGTCTTCTTTTTGTTGTGAACTACGAGTAATAGATGCTCTATTATCTACATAGATGATCTGACCACTATACTTTTCAACTTCAGGGTTTGCGACACCTTTAACAAAACTCATACCTAAGTTGTATGTCTTATTATTTATTGAGGTAGATAGACCTGGTGCTAAAGCAGTACCAAAGTTTGTATCTATATTCAAATTACTAGAACCACCAAATATTGTTGTTCCAGCACCAGTTGTAGGATCTGCTGTAAATCTGAATAACTCATATCCATATGTAGGAGCAGTTCCATCAGTAGAAATAGCAAGTCTTCTATCTTGCCAATACTTAAGAACTCCTGTTGTAGAATCCCAATTTATTACTCTACCAACAGCAGTAGAACCAATTCCAATTTCCTGTCGAATCTCAGAATCGTATGTAAATGTAGTAGTTGTAGCTCCAGCACCAGCTATTTTTAAAGCATAAAGACCACTAGCCTTTGATAATGCAAGAAGATTGGTTGAACCATATGCATATGGATTAGCAACAACACCTATCCTAGCAAATTGATTACCTGTAATGAAATCTGGGTTAGTTGTATCATTTTCAATTCTAGAATATATTAATGCTCTATTTCCACCTAGTTCATTATAGATATCTGCACCATGTCCATTTTGGGGTGGAATAATAACATTAAAAGAAGCGTCTGTAGAACCTTCTGGGTTGTTAAGACCAACATTAGCTATACCAACGTTTCCAAAAGTATAACCTGAACCACCATTAGTAACCTCAACAGAATCTATTTTACCAGCAGCGTTAATAACGACAGAACATTTTCCTCCACTACCATCACCAAGAATAGGGACATTGTTGTAAGTAGCAGCAGTACCATAACCAACACCACGACTTGTGATAGTTACAACTTTAAGTTGTCCACTAGTTGCAGCATTATTTCTTACTGAAGCAACATCATTATTTGTTGACCATTCTTGTGGTAAAGGAATAAAACTTGTAGAATCAAACTTAATAAGGTCGTTTGGATTAATAGTAAACAAATACTTCCAAATATACTGATCACCAGAAGCACCTGCAGATCTTGGTTCTAAATCAGTAAAAAGTGGTTCATCAAGAGAAGGTCTTCCTTCTGTATTCTCTGGATCTGTTCCATTCTGCAAACAAATATAAACCCGATAATCCTGGTTCATTACATAATAATTTGCATCATACAAGTTCGTAGCACTTGTTTGAGGTGAAATATTGGTTCGAGAATAATCATCTCGATACATTTCATACGTTGTACCAGAGGACCAAGTTATTTTTCTAACAACTCTGGCAATATCAGCTGCATTTATTTTTTTCAATGCAATCATTGTATCCCAATAATCTCTCTCTTCACTAAAAGCATCTTTAGGTGAAGGAGGATTGGAATCCCAATCAGATTGGAAATCAGCAGGATTGGGAAGTCCTAACCAAGAATAATAACTATTACTAGTAGAAGCTACCCCTGCGACAAAATTTTCACAGTTTAATATACGAAGCTGATCAGTTATAATGGCTGCCATTTTTACCGACTTTTTGTTTTATTTATATTTGAATTAGTATGACTCTTTAAGGTCCCTACTTCTGATGATAACTGGACCAGTTATAATACCAGTTATTCCATCATTAATGTTTGCGTTAAACGAAGAAGTACCCTGTTTAACGAAATCATATACACGACCCCAAGAGTAATTTCCAAAGTAAGAACTAGAACCAATACTAATACCTTGATTAGAACTTACACTTACAGTTACTCTTCTTAAAGCAGTCTGTCCAATTCCAAGTGCTGGAGCTAATACTGTTTCTACACTTTGTACTCTGTATATATTATCTATAAATGAAGTACCAATACCAACAGTTGTTATTCCTGTGGCATCTGCATAAGCAGTTAAACCATTACCAACATTACCATTATTAACAATGAAATAATATCCAGTTTGAATACCACTAACAGTAGTTGCAACAGATACAACAGAAGTGTCTCTGAAAACAGAACCTTTGGGTATATAGAAGTCAAATGTAATACCAGTTGTAGCAATACCAACGACTGTTGTTGTTCCTATACCTGTTATAATACCAAAGTCTCCACCATATTTAATGCTGGTTATAGTCTCATCTTTTTGAGCTTCAGATTCAATAAGAACAGTTGGAGGACTTGTATTTGTATATCCAGCACCAGCAGCTACAACAGATACAGAAGATACTGTTCCCACTCCAGATATTGTAGCAATTGCAGTTGCATTTGTTAATGCAGTAGTTCCTATACCTGCAAATACAGTTCCTATACCTGCAGTTACACCAATAGAAACATGAGGAACAGCAGTAAATCCAGAACCACCATCAGAAATAACAACACTTGATATAGTTCCAGCAGCAGAAACAACTGCTGTTGCTGCAGCACCAGTTCTTACTGTTCTATCAACAATAAGAACTTTCTGTTTTGTTTCTACAATATCATCTGTTTCATCGAATAATGGAGAAGCACTATCAGTAAAGAACTCAGTGGAAGCAGAAGAAACATTACTTATAATGTATGCAGTAGGTCTAATACCAGCTTCTAATTCTGGTCTATCCTTCCCAACCTGAATTGCATCAATAACAACATCAGATGTTTGTTTTTTCCAAGTTACTGGTCTCTTTACAGATCTACTTGTACTAATACCTGGTCCAATGTAAGTATTGGTATCAACAGCATCAGCAGTAGTAATACCAGTAACTGTTCTTGGTTCTTGTTGATGTTCGTCATAAAGTCCTTCTTCTGGGAACTTATTAATAGTCAAATCATCACCAGGTTTTATAGTTTCTAAAATATCAACCTCAGTAATATCATGTTCTGCACCTCTATAGAAGTAAATTCTTACTTTATCTCCTTGTTTTGGAGGTTCAGAGAATGTGATTTGTGAACCACCAACAAGTTGATAACTCTCAAAAGGAATCTGTAGAACATCATTTAAAAATATTATTGTATTATCTTCTACTTTAATTGGAGAACCTTTTTCTGCTCTAAGTGTAATAGGAGTTTCAGCAGCACCAATGGTTCTAGTTAATGGGAATACAGTTCTAACACCATCAAATAGATCTTCAAAACTATTCATTCTTTCAAGTTCACCAAATGTCCATCCAGAGAAACTATCATTAAAGACTTCATCAACAGTCAAATTAAATGCTGCAAATGAAGCGCCTGCTGAACTATCTGTTGGAATACCAGCTTGACCTCCAGTTTCAAGGGTTAAAACATCTGTAACTCTATAGTTATAACCATAATTTGTAATAGTCCAATCAATGATACTAGATCCAGCACCAACTACAACAGAAATAGATGCACCTACACCTGTAGGACTACCTGTTAATTTTATATTTTCATAGTTAAGTGGTGGATCAAACTCTAAAGATGGTGGAGAAGCAGAACTAAATCCAGAACCACCACCATTAGTAATGGTAACTGAAGTCACTATACCTGCAGTAACATTCGCTTTACCAATGGTTACAATACCAGAACTTCCAATAGCATTAACTATAATATTTGTCTGAAGTCCCACTCTATAACCCGAACCACTATTTCCAATAGAAACAGATTCAATTGTTCCAGCAGCGGATACAATAGCAGTACCACCTGCAGAAACTAAATTTTGATATCCAAATGATTCTGTTTCAGCAACAGAAACAATAACACCACCTCTAGGAATAGATGATACATTAACATCATAACCTACAGATACTCCAGCACCAGTGAAACTTATAGATGTAATACCAGCAGTTTCAACAACCTTATAATCAAGAGCAGGATTCTGGAAGATTTCATTTATAAGAACAACACCAGTATTAGTTGCAAACCCAGTTATATCCTGTCCTTGAGATTTAACAACAAAGGATGTAGATAAACCAGTAAATTGATTTGCAAAAGTATCAAACACAAAGTTATTTGAATATGTATCAATAGTTCCTTGAGGAACACCACTTCTAAGGAAAGCTCTAGCAGCAAATGTGGATGTAGTTGTTAAACCTGCAGGTCCTTTAGCACCTTTAGGAGCATTAGTAAAGTTAATTGAATCCTTAACTATTTGATAGTTACCAAGATATTTGGTAACAGTATCATTAGCACTATGATTCGCAAGAGTTGAGTTAAGTTGAGCTCTCTTAACAAGAACTTGATTTGTAGATCCAATACCAACAGTATCAATCTTCATGAACTCATCATTTACCTTAATAACATCACCCGAATAGAAGGTTGTTATACCAGATAATGTAATATAATCAGTAATAGTTGATGCATCAAATGCTAATGTTGTATTAACTGGAGACTGAATAACAGGACTTTGAAGATTGTTATCTAGAGTTACCATCAACTTAGAATTTAAATCTTGTGATGTAAATGTATGAGTTGTACCAATACCAACAGAATTAATATCCAATACTGATGGAATATCTTGAAGTGCCTCGGTTGCAGTTCCAGAAACTTTAAACTTATTCTCAGCAATCTTAACTGCATAAACTGTAGATGGAA